ATGCACAGTATGTGGTGCACTATTTATCAACTGTACTTAGACGGCTCGCGGCTGGCGCCAGAGGTCGCAAAGGCCAATGGCGTGTATGGCTGGTTGTATATGCACTCAAAGCTGCCAGTGGTCGGCATGCCTCTATGCAAGGCCTATCTGCTGCCCGGACCGGATGCACCCACTGTGCCAGAGCTGATCAAGCCGCTTGAGCACTGCCACCTCATGCTGATCAATGGCGGCGGCCTGCGGCTGAGCGGGCAGGAGTGGAATGTCAACCATCGACACATAAGACAAAGCTGGTGGTGCGTGCCCGGGCCTGAACTGGGGCACACGCACGATGCACAACCCTAGCCACCCGACCCTGTTGCACACAGCGGGCAGATATGGCTTCCCCAATGAGCGTATCCTGCCTGGCAGCACCAGCGACTACATCACAGAAGCAGTCCACCCCGGATGGGTGCTTGTCGTCACCATCGAGGATGGCTTGGTGTATTTCGGGCCGGGCCCGGCAAGCGTGGTGAGGTCGCCCGCCCCGTTCTAACGCCCTGGTACACAAATCAGTCGGCGCGACGAATCGGTAACAATCCCGTCATGACCGATGTATCCCCGATCCACACAGTCCACAAGCGCGTTTGCCACACTTTCCTCCGGCACTGGAAGGCACACAACAACGCCTATCCCAAGCTGATCAAGATGCCGCCGGAAGAGCTGCGGCAGTTCAACATCGTCAACTCCTTCGGCAAGCCCAATGAGCTGTGGGGCGTCCCAATAGAAATCGACCCCAACACCACGGGCGTGATGATTGCGATCGATGGAACTGAGTTGCCTCTAATTGAGGGGTACTGAGTCCCTCTTGCATCCACCACCGAAGTACTAGGGGAGGCTTTCACTTTATGAGTCGCTTAGAGTAGCCGCCTCAGGTCCCAGCGGCTTTGCCCACCATCGACATGATGTACGGGAGCACGATTTCTGCACCCTTCACAGAAAGATGCCACCCATCAGAGTACAGAGGCATGCCATCCTTTATCGCCATGCAGGTGTCGTTATCACAGAGCACGTCGTTTGGATCGATGAAATACACGTTGCCTCCTGGCTTCGCCAACGCCTTCAGGGCGACATTTGTCGGATCATCATTCCTGGCAATTCGCTCTTTGCAATTGCGCGGGATGAGGGTGCTAGAGCCTAAGCATGTGATAGCGCTATAGGATGGATTTGGGCTGCCGATGATGAAATAGCGGCGCTGATCTCCTCCATCCAACTTTAGCTGGAGAATCTTGTCCTTCAAGAACTGTGCATAGTCTTCGCGCGGCTTAGTCTCCCCAGCTTCAAGAATGGCCCCTCTATATCCACTCCAACTTGAAGCAAAGATAACATCATGAGCTGGGTTATCAGTCATGGCAGCCTTTATTTTTGGATATTCAGCTGTACATGATTGATCTTCTGTGCCATTTACTAATGTCACGGCCCCCGGTGCTATTAGGCAACCGTGATCAAATAATGCATTGAAACCAACTTGATTATCCTTGGAAAATTCATCCATCGCCTTGGTGTATTGCATACCATAGCTATCACCAAAGAATATGAACTTTTTCTGTGAATCGACACCAACTTTTATAAATTCATTGGAGGTGTAGCCAATACCTCCCCAGAATTTAGTGTGATATTCCTCTCCAGAATATGCATACTTCTCGTCAACACGCCACTTCCAGCCGTCGAATTTCCAGATACTGCTACCTACAACAAAAAAGATCGCAGCGCTTGCAAAAATAGTCAAGGCAAAGACTGCATCGCCTGCACTGACCATCCCGGAAACCGGTTTTGTCTTCGAGTGCCTCAGAGGTGTCTCAACAAAGGAGTACATCAACCAGCCGACGACTATGGACGCTGCACATAGGCCAAAACGGACACCTTGGCTTGGAGGATCAATCAGCCAGTATTCTGTAAAGACAATGATTGGCCAGTGGACGAGATACACCGAATAGCTTATTTTCCCAATGCCAACTGCAGCGGGATTCCCTACTAAGCGTCCGACCAAACTATCACGGCCAGAATAGATCATCAGGGCCGTTCCAAAGCATGGAAGAATCGCATTAAACCATGGGAACAGCGTGTGCTCGTCATAGGCAAAAATTGCATAGCCGACCATAGCAAGGCCTGCGAGCATCAGCACATCCAGAAGAATTTTCCTCTTCGGCTGGAACATCTCAAGCCACACGATGATGGCTCCAAAGCCGAATTCAAAAACCCGAAACGGCAGCAAAAAGTAGATCGCAGCCTTGCCTCCTGGAAGGTCGGTGGATGCGAAAAAATTCCCTAAGCTGGTGTTGCTGAAGTCCTTTAGATACAGCGACTGTGAACCGACCGCGGCATCGTTCATCAGCAGGCTTACCGCACTGATTGTCACCAGAAGCACCGGAGCTAGCCACTTGCCACGAACCTTTAGAGCAAGAACGAGCATCAGCGGCCACAGCAGATAGAACTGCTCTTCGATCGCAAGCGACCATGTATGCAACAGCGGCTTCAACCGTGCAGCCGCATCAAAATAATCCGACTCCAGCCAGAAATAGAAGTTCGAGATGCTTGCCATTGCATGGATCAGCTCTCCCCCGAAGCGCTCGAGGTATGGTGGAGCAAATAGCAAAATAGCCGTGACTGCAGTCAGCAAGAATGTGACCATCATCGCAGGGAGCAATCTGCGAGCACGCCGAAGATAGAAATCCCCGAACGAGAAAGAGCCGGCCTCAACCTGATCCTTTATCAGCTTTGTAATCAGATACCCACTGATCACAAAAAAAACATCAACCCCAACGTATCCCCCACTGAATGATGTGAAACCTGCATGGAACAGTAGAACGCTTAAGACTGCTATAGCACGTAGCCCATCAATGTCTGCCCGGTACTTCATATCTCTTCATTTTTTTATGAACATTCTTTCATTCTAGTTAGGGGGAGCTCAGGGAACATTACGGGAGCCGGCAGCGTCGTCCGGCTTTCCGAAGAAAACATGCCAAATTGCAGTAGCGATCTGGTGGCGCCTAAGGCCATGCATCGTGGATCATTCGCGCATCAGATGCGTGTCCATCAGCTTGTCTTGCCATCCATTGATATTCCGCTGTGCACGAACTGAGTAGCTCTCCTGCGGTTGCGGCGTACTCATCAACGGCGGCGCGGGAAGCGGCTGCGATACGGGAAGGCACTCCGGCGAGTTGCTTGCGCAGGCCGTCAGCAGCAGCGGCAGCACGACCAGCATCAGCCAGCAGGATCTCGGACCGAGCCTTGGCAGACTTGATTGCGTCATCCTTGGTTTTCTCCATGCGCAAATAGGAAGTCAGGGCCGATGCGCTAGCTCGCATCTTCTGCTCTGCATGCTCTTTTTTCAGGAGTGATATGCGGGCCTCTGCGCGCTGGGCATTGACCCACCAGCCAGCGGAAAAGGCCATGGCCAGCAGCACGACCAGCACCAGGACCTTGGCTCGGCCAGTCATGCCAACCCCTGCTCGCAAAGTTGTCGCTCAGCAGCACGGCGCCGAACCAGGCCCGGCAGCTGCTTTCCGCTGGCATAGGTCCAGCGGCTGAGCTCTGCGCAGGCGCCATTGATGTCGCCCGCATTGGCCTTGCGCACCAGGGTGCTACGGCAGAAGGCGTCATCCCCCACATTAAAGGCGAAGCTCAGAAAGGCCGCGCGCTGGCCGTCCGTCAGTGGGGTACGCACGCAGCTCAGGGCGTTTGCGTGCTTGGCCAAATCCTTGTAGAGCATCTCCTCGCACTGCTCACGCGTGTAGGTCTGCCCCATCTTGAGCTCGGGCCCTGTGTGACCAGTGCACGCCGTGACGATGCCTACCGGGTCGCGATAGGTGCTGAACACGGTGCCCTCATAGTGCTGAACGAGGGGAACAGCTAGGGCGGCTGCGCCGGCTCCAACGATAGCGATGAATTTCGATTTCCAGCTCATCAGCCACCTCGCGCACGGACCGCAGTCCAGAATCCAAGCAACGCCGTGCCCAGCATGACCACATACGCCACTGGCTTTGCCAGCTTCCCCAACCAGTTCAGAACCTTGAAGGCTCCGCGCATAGCCGTGAAGAATTCCAGCAGGTCGGAAAGCTGCTGCTTAAGTTCGTGAAGTTCCTGCCGGGTCTTGCCCAGCTCTCTCTCTATGGCTGCCATACGCTCGCTTCCTTTATCAAACCGGTCGTTGATCTGCAGCCTTGTCAATGCAGGCAGCTCGTTTCCGTAATCGTCCATTCGCCCTCCCTGGCACGAAAAAGCCACCCGAAGGTGGCCGATAAAAACCGCAGGTAAATATTGATTTAAATATTTCCTGATGCAGTAACAGCCCAAAAGCTGCCATTAAATATCAAATCACACCATGTGTTATAGACCATGGTTTTTCCAGTACTTCCTACTTCAAGTGTCCATGGCCCTCCAACATTTGCAGCAGACCGTGTTATCCGTAATTTCTGCCCATATGCAACATTTAAAGTAGGAAGAGAAATACTCCTATTGGCACTAAAGGCTGTGTCGAATATTAAGTGAGTTGGTGATGCCGTTGGATTAAATGTGTAATCTGTATCTCCAACGCTATTTACGCCAGCAACTTCTATTGATCCTGGCATGTTAGCGATTAACGATGCTTTTGCAAGGAATGTTGATCCATCCGGCGCGCTGTGATAGACAAGTCCAGAGAATGCAAGATTCTCAAAATATGGCGCAGACCCACCGTCCTGCCTATTTCCTACAAAAACGCCGTCCCATCCAGGCATAAGGCGCACAGACTGCGCAAATGAGCATCCGGTGACAAAGGTGTTTCCATAAATATCGACTCGGACCCCTGCATTTCCCCAGCGAACTCCTTGGATGAATAGGTGGCCGCAGTCATTGGATGTGTCGACCTTAGTGACCTGACCAGACGTGATGAACACGTTGTCGCAACCAGCGGCAAGATCGATGGAGCCTGCATAGTTCGGGTTGGTGATCCTGCGAACGCTGTAGCCCGTGTCCTTGCCCAAAAGCTTCAGGCCAACAATTGCTCCCTGACCAGAGCCAGCTAGGGCCGTATGGTTGTTCACTCCTGCTCCAAAGCCGGCGCTTGCCTCAAAGGCGATGTGCTCGCCAGAGAATCCCTTTGTCGTGAAGTTCTCATAGCGTGGGTAATGGGAGTTTGCTTTTACCAGTGCGGCACGGCCTGTGTAAGTGCCGTATTGTCCGTCCAAGGTCATCTCGCTGACGCTGTGGTATGGGCAGGCATCGAGCTCGAACAAGTCACCATTGAACTGCTTCGTGATGATCGTTGTTCTTTCGCCATCGCCCACAAATCGCAAGCCGATGTTCGCCGATGTAAGGGTCTTCTTGCTGGTGAAAACGTAGTTGCCAGCTGGAAATCGGATAAGACCGGGACCATTGGCTGCAGCTATCGCAGCTGCCAACGCGGCATCGGCTATCTGTCCGTTTCCAACGTCGCCATAGTCCTTGATGTTGATTTCATCGAGCAACTTGTCTTTGACTGTGCGGCCATCGAGAAACGCAACGATCATCGCCCCCATTGCAGGGTCGATAAGATCAAGTCTCAACTGATCTAGATTGACTGCAAAATCCAGCCCTGATACACGGTTGAAGTACCTCGTGCGCGCGCCATTCTTGGTTTCATCCCGTGCGATTTCGACCAAACCATCAAGGGGTATGTTGGCTCTGTCCGCCTCAGCTTGGGCATAGGTGACGTAGAACTTGAGTGGGCCGCTGGCCGCTGCTGCAGCAATTGCATCATCGCGAGCCACTTGTGCCTGATCACGGTAGCTTCCTGCCTCGACGGTTGCTTCTGATACCGCCTGCGCAATATCGAGCTTAGCCGTTTTCTCGATGCCATGCCAGGTCTTACGCGGCTTCCCGAGGCGGTCGATCCATTCTTCCGCAGTCTGAGAGTTCACCGCGCGGTCCATGTTCTGCGCGTTATCGAACAGGTCGCGTGGGTCTTGGCTACCCAGAGGATTGTGGGTGTTGTAAGTGGTCATGCGCCCTCACAGAAACAAAAAGCCCGCTGGGCGAACCAAGCGGGCGGGTGTTGAAGATCTCTACGGCCAGGCGGCCTGCTACTCAAATTGGCGGTGGCGCGTTGTTGTCGTCATCGAACAGGCGGGCGTCGTAGTTCACGCACTGCATGCTGGCTCCATCGGTACCGCTGGGGCTGACCTTCTTGACGATGGCCGGGAAGCTCCAGCGGGTGACCGGCCCGAAATACACATGGGGAGGCTCCGGCAGCTTGATCTGCGGCCACTCCCCAGCCGGGATCGGGGCCAGCACTTCATAGGCGCTTGCCCCTTGAGCTGCTGGCCATGGCCCGGCCAGCGTGCCGTCAGGCCTGCGAAACGCCACGACATACGAATCTGCGCTATCCCAGCGCAGCGGCTCGGTCACCTCCAGCCGGGCCTGGCCGCTGGCATTGCTGATGCCAGTGAGCAGGGCCGACTGGCCGAAGCCGGGGATGTCATCGACTAGGCTGACAAAGTCGCCGTAGCTGTTGTTCAGCGCGTCCAGCTCCGTGGTAAAGCTGTAAGTCCAGCGCTCATACCGCTGCTGCCGGGCGCGGCGCATGCCGATGCGCCAGGCGCGCGTGCGGTCTGTCACCCCCAGTACTTTGAGCTTTTCCAGCTTGATGCCCAGCGAGCCAGGCAGCACACAGTTCACCGTCTTGGTGTTCCAGTTGTCGCCGGCGTCGCTGAACTCCACCTCCACGCCATCGTTGTCGTCAGGCCGAATGCCGGTGAATGACCGCGCAATGCCCTCCATGGTGTTCTGCGCGCTGTAGGCATGGCCGTCTTCGACCGTACGCACACCCGCGCGCACAGAGCGCAGCAGGCCGTCATCAATCGTCAGCTCGGACATGCCAGCGGCCAGCACTGCCTGCAGGGCGGCGAGCACTGTGGTTTCGTCAAACACATGGTCTGCCGTTTCACCGCGAGTCATCCAGATGCCATGCAGGTGCTGCAGCTCCGCCATGTCGATGCTGTCCAGGCCATAGCCCACCGTGCTGCTGATGTGCCGCAGAGCGGCCGAGATATCCCGTGTAGGCTGTTCTGCGCTCCAGGAGCCATCGCCTTGAAGCACGGGCAGCATGCGTGTAGCCACCAGGTTGACCTGGTTCTCCGACCTGGCTGCGATCTGCCCCAGGCCCCGCACCCGCACGCTCAGCGTGGTCCAGTCCGGGTAGCTGGTGCGGGTTGGCAACCGCGTGCGCATGGCATACCACTGCACCTCATCGTGCACCTGCGTGCTAGTGCTCTTGGCACCCCGGCGCCGCACGCGCACCTGCGGCCGCATGGCATAAGGCAAGGCGATACGCTCGGTGAAACCGATCTGGTCCATGGTGGCATCGGTGTACCACTTGACCACGCTCTGCCAGGCGCCGCCGGCGGCGTAGTCGCGGTACTGGATCTCCACCCCCACGGATCTACCCTGCACCTCCCCCTTGTCGGAGACATAGCAAAGGCCCTGGCTGAAGAAGATATCGACCTCCAGCGTGGTGGAGACCTCAGCGGCCGGGCAGCTTACAAAGGGGCCAGCCTGCTCGCCGTAGACGGTGTCGGCCTGCACGGTAAAGCTTGCCTTAGCCGCCGGCACTGTGCGCGGCACAAAGCCCGCCCAGCTGCCGCCTTCGCTGGGTGCAAGCGTCAGCACCTGGCCGGCCACTGACGCGGCCGTGTAGGTACGCCCTGCCCGGCACACGGCCAGCGATATGACCCCATCGGGCAGGCCGCTGATGAGCCTATAGGTAAAGCCCCCGTCACCGTCGCTGACAGGCTCAGCCAGGGTGATCATGTTGCCGGCCACGGATTCCACTCGCAGCGAGCCAGTGAGCGCACCTGAAGCCGTGAGCAGCATCCACAGCGATGGCGCAATCTCGCTCCAGTCGGCTGTGAAGGTGTTGTAGGAGCCACCCTCCTCGCCCGTCATCAGCACCGTGGCGACCGTCACGTCTTGCTCAAACATCAGCGACATGGCGGTGCCAGAGCCCCAGGCATTGGGCCAATCCACGTCGGCCGTGATCTGCGCGCCATTGAGCGCATAGCTGCCAGCCGTAGGATTGACGTTGCCCGAATCAATGGCGCTCAGCTCAAGCCCCGCCGTTCCGGCGCTGGTGCCGCCCACCTCCGGGCAGCTGTACCAGTTTTCATGCTGGGTGATGCCGCCGATATCGGCACCAGGCCCATGCACCGTGAACTCTGCGCCCTCCAGCGTGCTCAGTGGCGTGTTGCCGATCTTGACCGTGGCCGGGTCGATCTGGTACTGGCCGGGGCCGACACAGAGCAACATCTCCAGCCATTGCTCACGCGGCGTGCTGAAGTAGCGGCGCGGCGGGGTCAGATAGTCCGGGTAGCGAATGAACTGGCCCAGCAGCTCAGGCACCACGCCATTGAGCTTTGCCGTGTTCGCCTTACCCTCGGCCGAGCTCAGCTGCTTGCCTTGCGGCGTGTCATAGCGCTGGTTGCTAGTCGATGGGAGCAGCCAGCCAAAGAAGAAGTTGAAGATGCTGCCCACCAGCTTGAAGACGCCGCCGTGAGGGATGGGGCGGATATCAACCTGGTCTTCATTGCTGATCACCGTCTGGGCCCAGGCCTCCACCGGCAGCAGCACGCCATTCAGGTGCAGCGTGATGGGCTGGATCTCGCGCGCCGCATAGTCAATGCCCACCGCCGCGAACCAGCCCGCAATCGTGCCCGCCCAAGGGTGCGACTCCACAGGCTGACTCGGCATCTGTCCGGGGTAAATCTTGATCGTCATAAAACAAAACCCGCGTGTAGCGGGCCTGAAATCGGTTGAGAGCAGTCAGACATGGCCCATCGGGCTCATCGGTTTCGAGTATTCGCAGCTGGCCGTCCACCTCGACCACCAGCCCCACATGCACGCACAGGCTGGCCCTCCAGGCCGTGGCAACCGCGCCTGCCCGAGGGCTGCACGGCGCGAAGCCATGCAAGGCTATGACCCGCTCGACTGCCCGCGTGATGCCGCGCAGCTCACCCGGCCAGGCATCCTGCAGGGTCGGCAGCAAGGCCCGACCGAACAGGGCCGTGCGCGCATCGCGCACCAGGCCCCAGCAGTCGTAGTCCACGGGGCCACGCCCGCCTCGCACATAGCGCGTCCGCAGGAACTGCCTCATTGGTACTTGACGCCAGGCGCCTTGTCCGCCGTGTAGCGATCACGCGGCCAGGCCAGATTGAGCAGATCGAAGTAACTGGCCTCAATCTGCAGAGCATTGCTATTCAGATCGCCTCCCTGGATCAGCATGCGCTTCGGTGCAGCCGCCGGCGCCGATGTGTCGGTCGACACATACTCGCGGTAGACCACATACGAAGGCTGGCCAGAGTCGAGCGCATCACTGATCAAGCGGTGCGCGCGACCATCGACCACTCCCAGGCCAAAGCGCAGAGACTGGTTTCCGATGGTGCTGCGCTCCGGCAGGGAGATCTCCAGGCCGCAGGCCTCAAAGAGCTGCGGCACCCCGTCCACCCCCAGCGTGAGATCTTCATAGCTGTGCGCTAGACGTATGTGCTCGCCACCCGGCAGCTCGATGTCCAGAGTACAGATGCGCACGGTCGTCACATCGTCGCCGGCATAGAGCAGCTTCAAGGCTGTACTGGTTGCCATGTCTACCCCTCCGGCCATTCTTGATTCACCGCCCGGTCGATGATGCTGGAGCCGATCACCAACTCCGGCAGCAAGCCCCAGCCAGGCGGCAGCAGCGGCCGCGCCCACACCTCAATCGGAGCGGAGATCTGCCAGCGGTCGATCCCCACCAAATCCGGGCCTTCATACATGTCCGCGAATCGGCAAAGCAGCTTCCCCGGCCCCATGGGCGTCCTGAGCGGCATGTTGAACCACTCCGTACCATCGATCAGCGTCTCAACAAACCACGCCTCAAAGGACAGTGCTTGCGCCTCCGTCATCAGCCATGCACACGTGTGCATACTCGGCACACTCTTAAATTTGCGGCGCTGCCGAGACCGCCCCGATGCCATAGGGGTTCGCACAAATGGCTTGACGTGTCGGGTTGTATGCCCATCACGCAGCACGCAGGGGAAGCCCTGCGGCCAGTCAATGTTTGAAGTGAATGCCATCTATCGTCCTCGGCGCGTCAGCCCGTAAGTTGTTTCCAGCGCAGTTGCTTCCTCGCCGCCGCTGCGGATATTGCGAACAAACACGTTCGTGCTGTAGCTGCCATCAGCGTTTTGCGTCTGCTCGATCTGGCCGGCCTTGCTGGCGTCCTCGATGACATTGACGATGGGTGCGCTGCCTGCAAGCTGCGCCGCATAGTCAGCACGCGTTGCAATACGCGGCGCACCAACAACGCCCCCGCTGGCATAGCCCGGCATGCCGTGCAGGCTGCGACGGAATGCCTCGAATGCTGCAGGCCCACCGAGCGCGGCCATGTCGTCCTGGTTGAGAACGCCCTCGCCCGCATGCACCCAGCCCGCGATCTGCAGCCGTGCACCAGGACCGGTATAGCCACCCTGGTCAAAGCCGGGGATCATGGCCAGACCTTGGCTCAGGGCCACCGTGCTGGCAATGCCCGCACTGGCAGGCGCCGCATTCGCACCAAACGATGCGAGCGAAGCCATGGCAGCAGCCGGCGCCCAAGCTGCAGCAGTCGCAGCACCAGCAGCCAGAGAAGTGGCTACACCAGCCGCCTGCAACGTATCGCCCAGCAGCTTATTGGCCACCATCTGGATGCCCATGCGGATCAGCATGCGTAGCACTTCTTCGCCAATTGAAGCGAACAGGCTCCCCACATCCATCTTGCCGGTCTTGACGAAGTTGACCAGCATGTCCTCCATGCCAGTGAAGGCCCTGGATGCGATACCCTGCGCCTGCGAGTACATGTCGCGGGCGTTTTCCAGATACGTTGCGAGACCCGACTGAGCACCGAGCAGCCAATTTCCCTCGCGCTCGCGCTTTTGCTGCAGGAAGTCTTCATACAGCTGCAGCTCCTGCTGCTGGGCGGTCTGCGTGATCCGAATACGCTCAGCAAACGCGGCCTGGATGCGTTGACGCTCTTTCTCAGTATCCGCACCGATGACTGCGCTGGCCTGGTCTTGCTGCAGCTTTCTCAGCTCTGCCTGGTGCTGCTGCATCAGCGAGATCTTTTCGTGCAGCTCTGCGGCAGACTTATCACCCATCCCGTAGGTCAGAAGCTCCAACTGCAGTTGCTGCTCTTTGGCGATCAGACGGTTCTGCGCCTCATAGAGCACATTGCTGCGCTCCACTTCGACCGCACGCTGGCGCTCTGCCTCCTTAGACATATCGATGGCCGTTGCAAGGCCAGTCGCTTTGCTGAGCTGAGACTCTGAGAGCTTCAAGCTTTTGCTTTGGATATCGTAGAAGAGCTGCTCGTATGCCGATCTCTCCTCAATCTTGAAAGCCTGATCTCGCAAGGACTGCAAGAACTTTTCTGCGGCCTCCTGATCTTTTTCGGCTTGGGACTTGCCTTTGCCTCCATCAGGTTTCGGCGGCGTTACCGGGGAATAGGGTCCTTTGGGCTTCGGAGGCTCCGGGAGCTCAACCTTAGGGACTTGAACATCCTTTTGATTTGCCCAGTTCTTTAGGGCATCCGATGCATCCACTGCCGCGTTCTGCGCCTGAAAAAGCAGATCGCGCGTCTTGCTTACATTACGCTGCAGCCGCGCATTCCCCGGATCTCTGCTGAGAGCTTCCTGGTGACGCTCCAGTGTGCCGGTCAAACGTTCGACATGGGCAGAGGCCTCCGATGCGGAAGCCTTCATCTTGCCGAAGTCATCCGTTCCAAGAAGCGCACCAAGCTTGTTTTTCGTGTTGATGAAAGCGACGATATTGGCGGAAGCTTTCACTACCACATTGGTCAGATCGACAACCCAGCTCATGAGCGTTGCAAAGGCCTGCCGCGTGCTTTCATCAGCTAGTTGGCTATTGAGCTGAGTAAGCGCCGGGAGCACCTCCACAGCCACAGCATTCTTGATGCCTTGCAGATTGGCTTCAAGCTTTCGTGTCTCATCACGATATGCAGCACTGGCCGCCAGCGCGTCCTGATTGAGCACCAAGCCATATTTTTGCGCCTCGGCAGCCAACTCATTCCAGGCTTTGCCGTTGTTTTGCAGCAAAGGCTGCAAGGCCGTAGCATCATTGGCCACAGCCTCCAGGTAGAAAACCATGTCCTGCTGGGACAGGTTGGCCTTGGCCAAACTGTTGTAGTACAGCTGCAAGGCATCAGCACCGGAGAGTTTGCGGAACTGGTCGATAGTCACACCGACCTTGGGAGCGATCTTCTCGAAGAAGTCCTTCATTTCGCCGCCGCCGGTCTGCGCAAAATCGCCAAACTTGTCCTGCACATCCTTGAAGATGTCGGCCATTTTCTCGCCGCTCACGCCAACCTGCTGGGCACCATAAGCCAACTCTTGAAAGCGAGTGGTAGACGTTCCAGAGATACGCGACAGCGTCTCAACCTCTTTGGCAGCATTGGCCGTTTCCTTGGCCAGGTTGACTACCCCTTGCACCGCCCCTGTAACGCTGATTCCCGCGATGGTTGCAGTGAGTACCGTGCCAATACCGGCCCATGCCTTTTCTACGCTTTGAGCCCGAGCCTTGAGCTTTTGCTCCATCTCTCGGGACTTGCGATCTGCGGCGCGCTCAGCATCGGTCATGCCTTTGACAAAGCCACCGATTTTGGCGATCAGATCGATTGTCAGTGTGCCAAGTTGCCGTGCCATGTTTCAAGCGCCCATAAGGATCGCCGCTCGAAGGCGGCATATAGGAAATCACAGAAGCTTCATTGCCTCCTCCAGCGTCAGCACTGCACCGCTCGCCGACCGCTCCCCCCACTGAGGAAGGAAGTCAGAGAACGCGGGTGACTTGCTGCCACGCTTGCGGGGCACAGTGCTGCTGACAGTGAGCGACACCGTGGCCCCAGCATTGGCGATGTGCTTGGCAAGAGTCAAAGGGCCGTGGAGCCGCCGGTACTCTTGCCAGGCAAGGACTTCTTCGTAGCTGAGGTTCGCCTTGGCTTGCGCAACTGTCCAGCCGCCGATGCCTGCGAGGACGAGCTCGTGGAGGAATTCATCGGCGGCGGAGAGTTTTTTGGGGCATTGACCTCATTGATAGCGACCACCATGGCCCAGGCCAGCGAGGGCCACAAGCTGTATGCTTGGTCATAAGTCAGCTGCTCAGAGGGCTTTTCAATGCCCAAACGGACAGAGAGGCTGATCATCTTGGCACCCTGACTGCGGTCAGGCTCCCCTTTGCCTGCGAAACTTTCCATCACGCCGAAAGGCTGACGCACGACCCAAATATGGTCGATGTGGATCGTGCCGTCCTTATCCAGCCACTTGATTTCCTTGTGGACGGGCGCGGAATCGACAAAGCCACCACGGTTCATCAAGTCCTGAATATTCATGGTGCGCGGCCCTTCACCAGCCATTCAGCCGCAGTGGAGCGCTTGATCTTGACAGAGCCCTGCACGGGTGCCCCGCCTGCTTCGAAGCCCGTGAAGTTCATGCCCGAGATATGGCCGCGCCAGGTACTCCAGGTACGTGTCTCAGGCAGCTCCCAGTCTTCATTAGCAGCGGCGGGGCCAGTGGGATCGATGTCCACGCCGTCGCCCCAGCCCATGGCCCAGAGCACTTTGGTGCGCGCCTTGTACAAGGACCAGAGCTTGACATGGCTCGGATCAGCGGGATCGATGCGCACCGTGAACGTGGCATCGCCAGGGGTAGTCAACCCGGGAAAGGTGGATTTCGACTCCATCTCTTCCAGGCAAGTGTCATCGTGCTCGTCACGCTCGTCCTCGCCGGTATCGACGGTCAGCGCGCAAGCGACTTTGATAACTTCAGCAGCGCCTGCGTCTTTGGGCATGAGCGCATAGAGCTGCGTGCCTTGGGGCAACATAGGCATGGCGGTTCCTTTCGGTGGTTTCCGCGCGTGGCGGGATGGGTGAAAAAATCAGGTACGGCGAACCCACCAGCTCACGTCCAGGCTGATGCGGTAGGTACGCGTTGAGGGGTCACGCCCCATGTCGCGAATGGTGTTGATGTAGCAGTTCAGCTCAATCGCGCTGCGCAGAGCATCCCGCACCGCCTTCGCTGATTGGGCAGACTCTGCCCAGATGTCGATTGAGAGCTGCCCCTCATCGGCGCAGGCACGGCCGGCCATGACGTTGCTGGGCAGCAAGTCGGTGCGGTACGTCACATAGGGGTAGACACGCTCTTCATCGTCGTTTTCGCCCCAGGGATAGATCCGAGGCTCCGGGTCACCCAGCAGAGCGAGCACGGCAGGCGACGCCTTCGCCACACGGTAAAAAGGCACTGTCATTTCAGCTTGCTCACGATCTTGGTGATCTGCTTGTCCAGATCCGTGCCGAACAAGTTGATCGCCTGCTCTGCCGTGGCCTGGGCCGCCGGCACCAGGAACGGTTCGGGCTTTGCCACCTCAGTGCCCAGTTCAATCAAATGCCAGTGCGGTGTGTTGCCCTTGGGGCCTGTGTCGGGGTTCCCCTTGGGGATACGGCCCTTTTCAGTGCCGACGCCCACGCTGATCATCAGGTCGCCTGTGCGCTTGTAGTGGCGGCTGCGAAATCGCTGAATGATGTTGTCCGAGATCTTGCGACCCGTTTCAGCATCATCAATGCTCTCTGCATTGATCTTGGCTTGCCTGCGCACCACGCTTGCAGCCTGACCCAGCGCCGACCGGCCAGGCTTGAGCTGCAGCTCGCGCGGCAACGCAAGCAATCGCTTGCGCAGCTCACCCGCGCCGCTCAAAGTGAATTTGATGTCATTTGCCATCGTTCACGCCCTCACTGACTGGGTGGGTCTGATACTCGCGACCATTCTTCTTGTCAGGAAGTGCGGCCGCGATGGGATAGATGCTGCCGTCATCGCTGACAAAGCGCATTCCACGTTTCACACGCGGATCTCGGTAAGTGATGATGTGAGCCGATATTTCGCTCTGGGCTGCAGCAGCGGCAATGAATGCCCGGCCGCTCAGGGGCTCAATGCTGGCCCAGAGCTTTCCGATCTCTATCCAGACCTCATTGATGACTGCACCTGTGTCCGGGTCCCGCCCGGTCTGCCGCTGCTGCAGGCTGAGCAGATGATTGAGAGAGCCAGCGCGAATCATCCGAGTGCCCTCCCATCAAGACCCACATTGGTGGGCAGATCCTGCTCCGCATAGTCCAGAGCAATGACTTCGGCCAGTTGCTCAATCGACTGGGCCAGGCGATTGACCGCCTGCGTCTGAGCCTGGATCTGCATCACCAGTTGCTGCTGGCTCTGCAGGAGCTGGCGCGTCAGCGATACCGAGGATTTGTTTCGCACGATTCAGACTCTCCTTCCCCCACTTCAGCATCCACTGCCGGCGGGCTTCGCAATCTGCACAGGCCATGGTCAAGCTCCCAAGCGGCGCAGAGGCCGCAAACATGCTTTGGCACCCGTAGGCAACTGGGAGGTGATAGTCCCAGTCACTACCTCTTCGCGGTTTGCGAACAAGTCGCCTAGCGTCAAAAGAATGCCGGCCCGGACCATATCCATGTCGTCATCTGTTACCAGAAGCGGGTATGGCCGCGCCGCTCCAGCTGCAATTGCTGCATCAAGCGCCGCCTGGCTTTCGTACACATCACGGTCCAGATAGACGATGGCCATGCGAGTGGCTGCATTGAGCTTGAGCTGGATATCGCTGTCTTCGTGATCGTGCCTGACACGCAGATGGGCCTTGGCCTGAGCCAATGTGACAAGCTCAATGGCCATGATCAAGCCTCGGGTTGAGCGGCGCTCGAATCAGATGCAGGGGCGGCAGCAGAAGAGTCGCCGGGTTCCTGTGCAGACGTGTGCACAGTGCCGTCTGCCTGGCCATCACTGCCGCTGCGCACCTGTTCATTACCAGCAGACAGATCAGACTGACCTGCGGATTGATTGCTATCACCTGGGCCTGCAGACTTGATTTCCTTCTGGCGCGGTGTTGTCGTGCGACGTTTCGATGCGTCGGGCTTGGATTCCTGCGGCTTGACTTCGCGCACCATGCCGTGGCGCTTGTAGTGGTCCAGAGTGATCTTGTCCATGGCGGCAGGCAAAGGATCACCAGGCTTCAGCAGCTTGTCGCCGCTTTTGAACGTCTTTCCGATCTCATATTCCATTTCATTCTCCAAAGGCAAAGGCCAGCGCGAGGCCGGCCTTTGCGGTTTAAGTTGAGAGAGCTGCGCCTCGATCAGGGAGCAGGTGCAGGGAATGTGCCGGCAACAATGGCCTTGGGGCGCTCGACAGTGAAGGCCAAGCGCTCTTCCACCAGCAGGGCCACCATGTTCTTGATGAAGAAGTCAGCGTGCTGCTCTGCCACACGCACAGTGACTTCCTCACGGTCGTAGATGGTGGCTGCGAAGCCGCTGCCACTGAGAAACTGACCTGTGGGCAGACCGTAGCTTTCCACCACACGTTTGCCCCACACACGCGGCGCGGCACCATCGGTGGGTGTACCAAAGATGTAGGCACCGTCATTGGTCTTCAGCAGCTGGATGGTGGCCCAGTCCTCCAGGCTCAGCACCGAGAAGGTGGCCGGGTACAGCGCCTTGGCCACCTGCAGATGAGACCAGCGTAGGTGGTCGAGCATTGTTGTTGCCGGACCGCCAGCCGCAGGAGCGGGCAGGCCCGCAGCACTGTAGTCCGTGGCCTGGGGAACGAGACCCAAGAGATGACCATTCAGCCCGTCACCGAAGAGCAGATCTTCATCTTCCTTGATCTTCAGGCCTTCGCGCATACGACCATCGATCAGGCCTTGCAGCTGCGGCACATCGGCTAGCACTTGGCGGCTGATAGGGATCCAGTGTGCGATGGTTTCGACCGAGCTCGACTTCTTCTCAAACGTAATGCCCGATTCGTTTTTGGCAGTGCCTTCACCGTTTTGGGGACCGGCATTGTTGGTGAACAGCTTCTCCTGAACCCACTCCACCGCGTTGGTGGAGATCGAGACCGCCATAAAGAGGTCACGCACAGTGAGCGGAATAGCCGGATCCACCAGCAGGCCGCGGCGATCGGGTTCGATGAACGCGCCCGCGCTGGCTGCTGAGCTGGTCACAGCCGCCTTGCCGAACAGCGGGGCATTCATGGTAATGAGCTCAGCCGTGCCGCCGCGATAGGACTTGCAGACATCGGATTCGCCGGCCAGTTGGCCCAGGCTCTTGCGCTGCTGACCGCCACCGCCGAGCAGGTTGGCAGATTTGCGGGCCAGGTCGGTCAGCTCTTCGGTGAGCTTTTCGACCGACTTCTCAACCTTGTCCACCTTCTGGACCGCGTCCTGGAATGCAGCCTTGGTTGTGGCGTCAACGCCAGCAGCCTTGAGTTCTTCGTGCATTTTGCCGACTCGGCCATCCAGCTCGGTATGCGCCTTCTTCATATCGGCGACCGCCTGCTGAGCGGCCTTAGCCACATCGGTGAGTTGGCCCAAGGCCTTTTGGATGTCGCCGCCAGTCTCGCCCGTCAGAGCCATAGGCATGGCTCCAGCGGCTGCCAGAGCGGCCCATGTGTCGTGGGAGACCAGCGGAATGCCAGCCAGAGATGCGACGGCCAGGACCGCCATGCCGGCCAGGAATGCGACCGTGAGATGTTTACGAGTGAGTTGCATAGTTCAGTTCCAGGTAAATGCTTGCGTGAGTGCCTTGATTTCGTCTGCCAGCGTCTCGCTGTCCGGGCCACCATCACGGTGGCCTAGCGACTTGAAGCCGCCAGCAGCCAAGGCCTTGGCCTCGCGCTGGCTGTATCCGAGGCCACGCAGCTGCGCCTCGAAATCTCGAATGCTTTTTACGGAATCGACCAACGCGGCAGGGTTCATGCCGAAGGGCACCAGGCTGAATTCCCACAGCTCGGCCTCTTTGATGATTCGCACGTAGTCACCATCGCGGTCTTCCCAAGAGGATCCGCCGTAGGGGATGTCAAAGCCGACGCTGAGGCCATCGAGCACGCCGGCTTTCATGAGCTCATACGCATCGCGCACGTAGCCAACGCCTAGAGCCAGCTGGCCTTCGACGAACAGGCCATAGTCGTCTTGCTCAAACTTGGCTTTGCCTGCCAGCTGGTTGAGGTTGTGATGCATGGCAATACGCACTTGGCCATCACGAGTGGTCTTCACATTGGTGAAGGCGCCAGGCAGGATCACATCTCGCCCTAGATCCACGTTATTGAAGACCGCTGCGTAGCCGGTAAAACTCCCGTCAGCCTTTGCCTCCTTGATTTCAATGGGTGCAGTGATGCGATCCATCAGGAGTCTCCTTTCTGGTCAATCTGTTGGCGCAGCAGATCCAGCGGCGCCATGTTGAGCGGCGCCATAAGGTCATCAGCACCATCGACACGCGGCAGGTTCTCCCGTTCGCGGATTTCGTTGGCAGTGATGGCCGAGGCTTGCCGCAGCTTGAGATATTGGTCAGCACGCGCAGTGCTGTCGCCCCGAAGCAGGTTGTTGACGTCGAACTCGAAATACATGCCCGCCGAACGCTCGCTGGCTTCCAGCAGGCAGCTGTTGAGGCTGGCCTCGATGCGGGTCAGGTACGACAGCAGCGTGTAATCCAGAAAGTGCTTGTTGGCCTGCTCCGTGTTGTTGTAGCTGGCCTTGTCCGTCTCCATCAGCATGTGCAGCGGCACTCGGTAGATCCGGGCCACTTCTGCAATCTGGAGCTTGCGCGCTTCGATGAACTGCGAGTCGTTGTTCGTCGTGCTGATAGGCGTGTACTTGGTGCCGTCCGTGAAGAACGGATGCTCGCCCTTCTCGCGTGACTCCCGGATGTACTTCGAGACGCTCTTTCGGAACTGATCCCGCGTCATCTCGCCAGGGGCATAGTCGCCAGTGATGATGCCCAGAGGCTGACCACCGCTGCCGAAAAACTCAGCCGCATACTTCTCCAGCGCCACGGACAAGCCCAAGCTATTGCCGTGCACTTGGTGCGGTGCATATCCTTCAAGCTGCCCCACACCACCAAAGCCGCGCACAGGCATAACATCGCGCCGCTTGAGCGCACGTCGCTGGCCGTTGCGATCGGTCAGCCAGTAGATAAGGCTGCCGTCGCGCTGTACTTCAGGCTGCACCCGGCTTTTGTGCACGGGCTGGATCTCAATGATGCGACCCGTGCTCTCAAATCGAGTGACCGGGTTGTAGGCCTGCCCCATCGTCGCCAGGCTGACCACCATGGACTCCTTCCATTCGGGAGCCGTGAGGTAATCGCAAGGCTGCCAGCGCACAAGCGCGTATCGTGGATCGTCTTTGGCTCTCTCTCGGCCTTTGGCCGTAGTCCTGTACAGGTGCAGCGGCAAGGTGCCAACGGTTTCCGCAATCAGGCGGATAGCGGACCAGGCCGTGGTGATCTGCAACTGCGTGGCATCGCTGACATTGATGTTGGCCCAGGTGCGGCCGGCACCCAATGCTCCCCAGCCTTGAGGGTTGTTGAGCGTTAGGTCCGTGCCCTTGAGCACCCAGCCAGCGGCGTGCAGTAGGGATCGGCGGATGATGTTCATGTCGTCTCTTCTGCAAAGGAGTCCCAGAAGGCTTTGGCCTGCTGGGTCTTGGTATCGACCACCGGAATCGAAAGCGCACGCCCGAGCGCCATAAGCATGGCGAGCACACCATCGATCTTGTTTTCCGGACGCTCTTTTGTTGGAGCCCGTAGTTCGTTGAATTTGCTGACCTTGACGACAAGATTGCTCATCATCCAGTTCATGACGGGGTTGCCGTCGTGTACCAGCCGCTCCTCATGGACCAGGTTCTCCACCTCAATCAGCGGTCCAGTGAAGAACATGCTGCGCTGAGTGATTTCGACCAAAGGCAGGCCTTCATCCAGCAGCTGCCGCGCGAAGTAGCGAGATAGCGCCGGGTCGTAAGCCACCTCTTGCACATTCAGCCGCCCGCACAGTTCGCGGATGTCGTTGGCAATGACATCGAAGTCGGTGATGTTTCCGTCAGTGACTTCAACGTGGCCCTGATGCACCCAGCCGCTGAGGTAGGCGTTAGTGCTTGCAGCGACCGCCACCTCATTCAGATACAGGCGCGGGCACACGTGCCAGCAGCCATTCATCTGATACACGGCGACCAGCGCGGCGAAGTCAACCTTCTCTGCAAGGTCCAGACCCAGCCACACAGGGACGTCACGCGGAATTGCTTCCAGGCTGATGCCCGGTAGCGTGCGATCTTCCCAAGCCCTCATGTCCATCCAGGCGCTCTCACCGTTGACCCATACGTTGAGACGCTTGGTCAGGAAGTTGTTGAGCGCGCTGGGCATAGCCTTGGCCTTGCGGGCAGCTGCGGCCATGTCATCCTCAAGCACCGAGTGCCCGTAGTTCGGATTGGCCTTGGCCCAGCTGCTTGGCGCGTAGGGATCGTCGGCAGAGTCGATGGTGTAGATGATCCCGAACAGGGCCGGGTCATCAATGACGTGCTCAAGCACCTTGACAGTGTGCGTACGGCGCTCGTAGCAGATGCCACCAATGTCAGTGCCCGCTGTTGTGATATTCCACAGCAGCGACTGCTCACGCGAGCCGCGAGCCGAATCAATCACGTCATACACGGCACGTGTCTTGTGCGCATGCAACTCATCGATGACGGCGAAGTGCACATTCAAACCGTCCAGCGTGGAACCCTCGGCTGCCAGCGGCGTGTATTTGCTGGCCGTGTGCGCCACCGTGATGCTGTGCTGCATGAAGGCCACGCCCAGATACGTGCGCAGGTCCGACACGCGCTCGGCCATGGCCCGGCTGTCATCAAACACGATCCGCGCCTGGTCGCGCGTGGTGGCAGCGCTGTAGACCTCGGCGCCATGCTCACCATCGGCGCTGAGCATATAGAGCGCGAGTCCGCTGGACAGCGTGGACTTCGCGTTTTTGCGCGGCACCTCCACATAGCCTTCACGGTAACGGCGCACCCAGGTCTCTGCCTGAGTTTTGGGGTCCACTTTCTTGTGGATCCAACCGAAGACCGTGGTGATGATGAAGCACTGCCAGTCTTCAAGCTCGATCAGGCGCCCTTCACGTGCCCACTTTCCCTTGATGTGGGGCAGCAGCTCAATGAACTCGCAGGGGCGCGATGCGCGGGCATGGTCAAAGATGTAGGGCCACGATGAACTCGGGGCACGCGCCAGGTCATCGCGTTGACGCTCTACAGCCAGCCGAGTCCACTTACACGCAGGCACAGCTCCGCTGAGCACATTGCGCATATAGCGCTGTGCAGCTTCGATGTATTTGCTGGTCATGCAAGTGAATCACGGTGTTAGCGGCCTCCCACCAAGGTGAAAGCGGCGAAGCCAGTTGGCGCCTGCGGTGGCGCATCGATGCCGGGCAGCGTTGGCTGCACGTAGTTGCTGGGTGATACACGGCCACGGGCCGCCGGGCTCATACCGAAGTGCTGCAGATAGCGATTGACCTGCTCACGGTGACTCTTGATGAGCTGCACCATGACGCTCTGCTGGGCATAGCCGCTCGGTGTCACCGCATGGCTGGCCTCATACACCGCATCTGGATATTCCAGCCCGCGCTGATCCATCAGGCGGTTGACCTGGCCGTTGAATGCTTCCTCCAGCTCGGCCAGGCGGCCGGCTGCCTGGCAGTACAGCGCAAGAGCTGTGCGGTCCAAGCCGCTGATCAGGCCCAGCTCCTCCAGCAACGGAGTGATCCGCTTCCACTCTTTGCGCGCTTCACGGCTGAGGTGTCTCGGCGGAGCCGGGATTTCGATTTTCGGATTGACGCCATCCGCCAGATTCAGCGGACGCTTTCCTGCATTGCCTTCCAAAACACGAAGAGCAAGCGGCTTTGGCATTGGTCCACGTTGGGCCATGATTCCTCCTATCGGGGGTACCCCCCCCTCCTAAACCTGCGCGCGCAAAAAAAAGACTGGGGGCTCGGTTTCCGGTCGGTTCGGGGTGAACTTTTTTCACCCCCTCCCCCTGCCCGCGCCTACAAATGAGAATTCATCTCATTCGCAGCGATATCCGGCCCATGACCGTTTGACGCCGCGCGCCCGCTCGGCCTTGGACTTGATGTCGTGGCAGTCGTCACACAGGGGCTGGACGTTGTCCTCCGTGTCGGTGCCGCCCTCTTCAAGAGACTTGATGTGGTCGCGCTGGGTTGCCAGCTTGACAACGTCTTTGCGTCGGCATTCACGACACAGCGGCTCGCGGGCGAACAAATCAGCTCGCAGGCGCTGCAGTGGCCTGCCCGTGATGCGCTTCGCGGCCGTGGGCTTCTTCGACCAGGTTTGCTTCGGGTGCTTTGGACATCTGCCCGTGCCATCGCGGACCAGCACGCCACAGCCAGGATGAGAGCAAGGACGCGGGGCAGCTGACGGCACGGTGATGTCTCCTGAATATTTGCTGGTTACGGCTCCAGCGTTGATGGCGCAACCGTTGAGTGGTCTCGCATTCAAGTGCCAACCTCAAATGCTGTGTCGCTCACCCAGACACACGGCCCCTAGCGCTCTATGCATCGCGGTAATGGGAAGGCCCGGCATTACTCCACCTCTGTGGTGCCGGTTGGTTTTTATCGCTCGTACCTCAGCGAGCTGTTGGGGATTGAGGATTCCGGCTCAAGCGCGCCCAAAAGAAAACCCCGCACAGCGCAAACTGGCGGGGTTCCCGGGCAAGTACTCAGTGGTTAGGGGCACCGAGCACTAGCTTGCCGCAAATGTACTGCAACTCTCTATGTGGAAAAACTCCCTTGGGGCTGCATGTGGGAGCGTCTGCGCTCTTTCTCTTGAGCCAACGCCACCAACCAGGCATCAATGGCGCGGTCTGCTGCGTCCAGCTGCGCATGCACCGTGGATGGTGCACGGCCGATACGGCGGGCCGTGCCCGTGATACCGAGGTCACGGACATAGATGCAGTACAGCGTGTCATACAGATGGGACTTGCCACCCTTCAACGACTCCACCGCCTTATCCGTCTCCTCAGCCTCCAGGTGCAGCACCGGCATGACTGACTCGCGGTTCTTTTGCGGCTGCTCAACACTGGCACCCCACACGGCCAGGATGTTCTGCGATGGGAAGCCCAGCCCGTTGTTGTCGCGCCGTGCCCGCCACAGCGCCCAGTTATCCAGGCGGCGCTTGATGTGCTCGATCCGCGCCATGGTCAGGTTCCTCCCAGATCACCATGGCCCGCGATCATGCACACGTGTGCACAACCGAAGCGGGCAATCAAGCGCGACACCTCGACAGCCCGCTTGAATTGAGTGAAGGGTGCGCCGGCCACGTGCCCAGCCTCGCAGGCCCAGAACTGATCGGGCCGACCAACCAGGCCCAAGCGCACGATGCGCCACACATTCGAGTCCTTCTCTGCATACCGGCAAATGGTCTTGTACACCTCAGGCATCAAAGTCTTGATGCGCTGCTGCCCCTGCTCAATCAACCACTTCTCATGATCAGACCACTGGCCCTGACCACCCACTTTGACTGATGCCCTAACATCTTTGTTCATCTGTTCACCCTGTTCAGTTAATTGATAAGAGGGAATTGCGGATTTGCCCGAGCGCACGCGCGCCTGTGCCTATGCGCCCCGGCATGCGCTTGTCTCAGTCATCCAGGCTGAACAGTCATCAACTAGGCAATGCAGCAGCTTCAACCCCAAAAGAGAGGGGTAGTGATTGCTATATGGCACTAGGCAAATGCCTGAACAGCCTGAACAACTGAACAAAATCAACTCATAGGCGCATAGCAGTCCATCCCCGCCACTGCACCGCAGGCCGGGCGCACCATCACCCAGGCCACCACGTGGACGCGAATCTCGCCTCCAGCCACGTGGGCGGTGCAGCGCGATTCAGGCGCTGCCACCATGTAAAAAGAAGAAGGGTTAGAACGGTTCATCGTCTCCGTCCATAGGCCCATATCCGCCGCCACCAGCTGCGCCAATGCCAGCAGGTAAAGGTGGGGCCTCAAAGGTGGTCGTTCCGCCAGCAGAGGCGGCTTCAGGTGAAGCAGCCACATCCGATTGCTGGGTCCATGACGCGGACGCAGCGTCCTCCTCGGCCGGTGGCCACACATCGGGGCGGAAGTACACCCCCGACTCCAGCTGGCCGTTGACGCGCTGGCGGCCTTTGAACTGCCAGCCATTGCTTTCAAGCCAGGCCTCGATCTGCCCCTTCAAGACAGAGGTAGCCTTGCCAATGTCAACGCCTAGGGCCTTGATCAGGGTATTGATCGCGATACGTTCGGCATCGCTGTTGATGAATCGCGCATCAGCAGTGGCAGGACGGGTCAGCAGCTTGAACAGCTCGGCATCGACGGCCGACTCCTGCTGGCGGCTTTCCTGCATCGGTACAAACAGGCGCTCTTCTTCCTCCTCGGTCGGCGTGTAGCGCACGCCTCCCTTCTGATAGAGCGCATAGGCCTCGGCCATCAGCTGGTCGCGCCACTTCTCAATCCACTCGGTCTTGATCTTGTGGCGCACCGGCACAGGCCAGAAACGACGATTGCCCGTGCGGTCGCGCAGATACTTCTTATCGTTGGTCGAGCCCACCAGCACACACTGGCGCGGGAACTCCTGCGCCTGGTCACCGTAGGCCACCCGGTAGTTGTCCACCATCGACGACACAAAGGCCTTGATGTCATTCACGTCCGCCTTGGAGAAGCTTGACATTTCCTGAATCTCATACAGCCACTTGCCGCGCACCTGTTCATAGGCTTCTTTGCCCCTGCTCAGGTCAAACTTGGTGTCGCTGAACCACTCAGGCCGGCCCGCCAACAAGCGACCCAAGGTGGACTTGCGCAAGCCACCCTTGCCCTCAAGCACAGGCATATAGTCAAACTTGCAACCGGGCTCCATCACCCGCCAGACCATGCCCATCACCCAGTAGCGGCCGACAAGCGCCAGATATTCATTCATTGGCGCCTTCAGCGTCTCGGGGGACTCACCCAGCACATGGATAAGCCATTTGTCCAGGCGCGGCTTTCCATCCCACTCCAGGCCCGACAGCCATTCACGCACCGGGTGATAGCGCTCCGTATAGGCCACCGTAGCAATCCCGTCCTTGATGTTCTGGGTAGAGACATCGCCCACGCCATACACATCATTCAAGTACATGCCCAGCAGCAAGGTGCTATCGGCCTCAAGCCCACCCGCTTTGGCATGCGGCCACGGCCAGGCCTTGCGCACGCTGGTGCTCTTGCTCAGCTCATTGAATGCCACGCAGCCCTTGAGCTGAGGATCATTCTGCAAAGCGGCCACCACCAGGCTACGACGCAGATCCCAGCGGTGCTTCCTGCGGTCGTAGAACTGCCACAGCCAGTCCCGGTCGTCGGGGTCGCCCGATGGCGGCTCAGACCCGCCGCCGTCTGTGCCAACGGGGGAATCGCGTTTTGGGGGCTTGCCGCCGTTACCGGCCGCTGCCGCAGGGGCATCAGCCTGAACAGGCGCGTCTGCAGACGCATCGACGACAGGCAAAGGCTGCGCCCGGCCAAAGAAGGCCAGCACATCCTCGCCCGTCCAGCCTTCATCCTTGATGGCGTCCTTGCAGTCCCAGCCGCTGGGCTTCGCGCCTGGCTCAGGAATGGGCAACAGCTGCACAGTGCAGCCTTGCTCAGCCACCAGATGGGCACCAATGCCCAGCATCGCGCCCATGCCCGGCTGCTTATGTGCCGGCAGCAAAGCCTTTGTCAGTTGCAAGGCTTCCTTCGCCTCGGGCTTGTCCTTCACCTCGGCCTGCTCAGCCTTGGTCAACCTCTCACGCTGCGCATCGCAGTCAGGCCACAGCAGCACCGTGGCCCCGGCAAGCCAGTCCCAACCTGTTTTCTTCCACGCCTTGCTGCCACTGGGCCAGCTGGCCACGCAGTAAATGCCTGGGGCTACCGCATCCAGCAATTGCTGCAGCACGTCCGCCTTCAGCTCACCCTCAACCAGAATGACCGTGCGCCCATTGGGCAACTCGTGACTGGGGAAATACAACGGCCGAGGCTCGTCCCAGGTCTTCCACTTCCAGGCACGAGTCCCATCGCGGGCACTACTGCAAAACGTGTGAGGCAAAGTATCCTTGCCGCCATCGCTGGTGCGGTACCGCATCACAAAACCGTGCAAATCTGCGCCCACGCGGTATTCAGCTTTGTGCTCCAGGTCTTCCAACTGGCGATGCTTGTGCCAAAACGTCGGCTGTTGCGCATTGCCTGGCACCGGCCGCAGCGTGCTCCACTCCTCCTGGTCGCGAGTCTTGTCAGCTTTGGGCGCGGGTGCTGGGCGCGGGTTGGCAGCGGGCACCACAGCTGCACCGCTGGCCTGCTTCACCAGCCCCGCCACACTCTCCAGCTTTTCCTCACGCGCCACCTGAATGGCAGCCTTGGCATTACTCAGGTCATGGATTGCGGCATAGAGGCCTATCAGGTCATTGCCCTGGTCGCCCGTGGCAAAGTCGCCCCAGCTGCCCGACTTCACATTGACGCTGCAGCTGTGACCATGCCCGCCGCTCAAGTCGGCGCACCGGTACTCATGCCCGTCAAACTGCCCACCAGGCAGCCAGCGCGGCACCAGATTCTCTGCATTGGCCAGCAGCGCCTCACGCAGCGGGCCGAACTGGATGGGCGGCAAAGGTTCGCGGTGCTGGTTCATGCAGCACCCCCTTGCCATCCCTGACAGAACATCGACACGCCGGCGTCCCTAACACCAGCGACGTGCACTACAACCATTCCTTACCCCCAGAGCTGCATGGCCTGCGAAAGGCCGACGAAATCCGCCTCATTGGCGGCATGAACTTGATGCGGCAGCGCGTACTCGGCTGCCGGTCGATTGCGTCTAGGCACCTTGCGCTGCCCACTAATCACAAGGCGGCCATAGCGCTTCATCTTTGGGACCGTGTTGCGGATGGCGTTGAAAGCCACGCCCACCGTCATCAAATGAGCGGCAATCTCGGCCAGGGTCGGGCTGCGCTCAGGCGTCCAGAGCTTCTCCACGGCCTGCTCGATAGCCAGGCTGATTTCTCCTGCGGGCCTCATAGATCCACCTCCAGGCCGGCAGCGCGGCGCACATTGCGGTGCAGGCGCAGGAGCAGCTCAACCTCTCCCATGATCTGGGCGCACATCTGCTCGGCCTCGGCCGGCTCCACGCGCTTGTCCTCGGTGACTCGCATACCCAGGGCGGTCAAAGATCCACCCTCGACGCCCAGCTGCAGCAGCTTCTTCTGGATGGCCTCGGCCTCGCAGGGCCAGCCACCAGGAGGTGCAGGGGGCAAGGTCATGGCCACCATTCCATATTGCTGGTTCAGGGTGGTCAGCCACTTGAGGGCACCAGGATCCCGGCATTCCTGCATCCATTCCGTCAGCAGCTCCAGCATCTCCAGGTTGATCCACTCGCCATCAACGCCACGCAGACGGGCGCGCAGGGTTTCAGGGTGAATGCTGCGACCACGACGCATGGTCAGAAAAGTGGCAGCGGCCGAGACGCCGCCGGGGGTGTTGCGCACCGCGTTGTAGAGCACATCGCGCCATGCATTGGGAGACAGATAGCAGGTCACAGCCCACCCCCTTGAAACAGAAAAATTTCAGGCTTTCGGCCCGCACCCGCAGCAACGACACTGCGTCCATGAATAAAAAAGCCCACCGCCCGCAGCACAACAAGCCGCACACACCTTCCCGCGTGTGCAGCACCTTGATGGAGCGAGGAGACAAAACGCCCGGCAGCTGTACAGCTCCGATCTGGGCGGTGGGTGAAGTTCAGGCCGTCAACCAAGGGATGACTCCTGCGAAGAGGTCTCCAGCTCGGGCCAGATATCAGGCCAGTCAAACGGCCTCAACTCTTTGCGCGACACACCGAACTGCTTCTCTATCCGAACGCAGCTCACTGGATCAGGCAGCGTCCCACGCTTGCGCCAATTGCTAATGACCGACTGGCCGACACCAATCGCGTCAGCCAGACGGCAAACGCCTTGAGCCCTCTCGATAGCAGTGTTCAGTGCATTCATTGCCTCGCATTATCACTCAAGTGATAGATCCAGCAACAACAAAACATACCAAAGTGATTCACACAAGTGATGAAATCTAACTATGGAAACACTAGGCCAACGACTCAAGCGCTTGCGACAAGCCAAGGGCCTCACGCAGGCTCAACTTGCTACAGAAGCTGGCTTCTCCAGCCAGGGCGGCATCGGCAATATCGAACGCGATTTGCGCGGATATGGAGCCAGCATCGTAAAAATTGCAGATATTTTGGGCACAACCCCAGATTATCTTCAAACAGGCATTGACAAGCACCTGTATATATCCAGTAATATCGAGCCCGGACCGAATATCAAGGGAAAAGGGAGATATCCAATCGTGTCGTTGGTGCAAGCTGGAAAATGGACAGGCAGCTGCGAGGGCGTTGAAGCTTGGCAAGCCGAAGAATATGGATACTCACCATACGACCTTGGCGAATGCGGGTATCTTCTGCGAGTTCGTGGAAGCTCGATGACCTCAAAGTCTGGTCCACATTCGTTCCCTGATGGGATGCTGCTACATGTCAACCCTCATCTAGAGGCGAAGCCTGGTCAGTTTGTCATTGCGCGCCGCGAGGCAGAGCACGAGGCAACTTTTAAGCTATACACGCTTGTCGATGGCGAGCCTTATCTTGAAGCCATCAACCCCGACTGGCCACACCGATTCTTAAAAATGCTTGAAGGCGACGCCATCGTTGGCGTAGTGGTTGACGCATCCTTTGGTCGACTTCCCTGAGAACTGCCCTCACCACTCAAAGCGCCGAAAGGCGCTTTTTTTGCGCCAACAAGCAAAGGCAGGCTACCCCGCGCCCCTGGAAGGTAGACCATCAAGCCACTTGAAATCACATATCTCAGAGCCCCGCACCGCAACACCCCTTAGTCACCCTGACTGGTGCGCAATCAATTTCGCACGCGAAAAAGCCCCCGCCTGGACAACAGACAGCCGCTCTTGGAACTTTTGCTGCAAAACCCCCCATGCACTCTTGGAAGCAGCTACTCAATAGAGCGCAGAACGACACTCACACACACCAACTCGGCACCTAACGCCGCGCTTTTCAAGCACGCAGACACCTGCATCACGGACACCGCGCACTATCGTGTACCCCTGCATCAAGCGCCTTGATACGGCAAGCACACCCACCTGCACAAGCCTCCCACTTCAAGCAGCTTGAGATTCATTTCTTTCCCCACATTTCGAATCCACTTGGTTTTCCTAAAGTTAATTCCATTTTGAATAATGCACCAATGAAACAAAGCGTATAGCAAAGAAAGCAAACAACGAACGAAGCAAATGCCGAAGGAAGCAAATAACGAACAAAGCGTATAACGAACAAAGTAAATAATGCACATACTTTGCATACTCCGTATACAAGCAAAAGCCATCAGTGCACATTAATTGTTTAGGACTAAATTCCCAAGTTGGATATTCAACTGGATTTGAAACACTCAAATCCAAATCAAGCGGCTTGATGAGAGGAATCTGGGTTCCCGCATAGAGCATCCAGTCGCCCCCCCCCAAGCAGAGCAGACCAACACCTCCAACACTCACGCTCGAAATCATCACTAGTGTGTTGACAAGCAAAGATCACTCGTGTGATTATTGGCGCCGCATCAAATCACACGAGTGATGCAAACATTGCCTTCATAGACATGTCGAGGAGTTGGGGAATGTCAAACACACACAGTGCACACGTGTGCACATCAAAGCGGTTCACGGAAAACCTCATCTGGCTCAAATGCGCATGGCAAGGCCGCGAGTCTTTCGCATTGCTGCAAAAGAAGCGCGATGCACTGCGCCCTGGACCGTACCGCAACGCGATTCTTGATGCCTGCACTGCACTCGAATTCTCGGCCAAATCAGACGAGAAGCACGCCATAGATGGCGGCTTGCTGCTGCACTTGGGCGTTGAAAAAGCCGCCAAACTCGCATGCCAGCTCTGGGAGGAAGCGTTTCGGGCACGTCATTTTCCAAATGGAGGCCCCACATGCTGACCCGCTACATCGTCACCTGTGGTCGCAAGCGCCGCACCACCCTGGCCACGGGCGGCTGCGATGCCATCGCGCGTGCTATGGCTCGCTTCGGCAATGCCCATCCCATCAGCGCACGGAGGGCCGCAGCGTGAAGACCATCCACAACACCAACAAGGCCCTGCTGCGCGTGCTGGGTCTGGAGGACATGAAGTACATCCAAGCCGTCGATGTCGCGCTGCGCCCTCGTCAATTGCCCGAAGTGACCGTCCGCATGACCGTCGATCTGCCTAACAGGACGGATACCCAAGTCTTTCGACTGATTGCTCCGTTGACTGCTGCACCACGCCCAGCGCTAGACCTGGACGCGATGTGCCGGCTGGCCTGCGACCGACTGCGCCACCGCATTGAGGACGACGCGCACGAGGCCATCAATCACTGCGCCTATGACAGCTACGACCGAGCAAAGCAGTACACCGGCTTTGTCCGCGAGTTGATCGAAGAGAGCAGCCCCTATCCATTTTGAGGTCGGACATGAGCACACCCATCATTCAACTGGACGGGGCACCCACACCCCGCATGCTCAAACGCAACCGAAGGGCCTACATTCGCTCGGCTGCAATCTGTGCAGTGGCTTTGGCCCTGGCCGCACTGCGCGTGGCAATTGACGCTGGAGTGCTGTGATGCCCAACGCATTGACCGACACCCATATCCAGCTCAGCGGCGTGCTGCTGCAGGACGCTGAGGTCCGCACCCGCCCCATGGGTGATGACAACACCCCCATGCCCGTGCTCTGCCTGGTCATGCAGTCAGACGGCAGTTGCACCGCCCCGGTTCGGGCCGAGCAGGTCTACCCGGCCGCTCTGCGCGGCGATGCCGACCGTGCAGCTCGCTCCATGAAAAAAGGCATGCGCGTCACGGTCTGGGCACCCATCGCCCAGCTGCGCACCACGCTGGGCATGTCCAGCCACATCCAAGTCCACGGCCGCGCCACGCAGGCCAATGCAACCCCACCCAAGGAGGCAGCACATGCCTGATCTGAATCGCATCACCCTGGTCATCGAAAACCTGCCCGATGGACACGCCCAAGTGCACGTGGACATTCCAAGCCCTCGCCCCGGCATGCGCCTTGAGACAGCAGCCCACGCGCTGGCCATCGATGCCGTGGGGTGGCTGGGCAAGCAACCGGCAGTGAAAGGGTTCCTGTACGGCATGGCTCCCCCGGAAAAAGCAGCGGCACCTGTAATTCCACCCCTTACAGCAGAGCTGAAAAAGATCCTCGGACTGATGTGCTTTCAGTGCGTAACTTTTGCAGAGGCCTTGCGCATGGGTGGACATGACGTCCCACGCAAAGCCGAAGAGGAGCAGGCTGCCGTCCTGCACTGGATGCTGACCCACTACCTGACACATGGCGATGACTGGCGCACCAATGCCATCCATGACGTGGACCGCATGCGCGCCCACTGGATGGCTCGGACTGAAGGAGCTGCAGCATGACCGATACCCAGGACACCGTCACCCAGGCCCTGCCCACGCCAGGCGCTGGCGAGCGCATGGCACATATCCCCGTGCTTAGCATCGCCCGGAGCCTGACGAATCCCCGCAAGCACTTCGACCCCGAGAAGCTCGCTGAGCTGGCCGACAGCATCAAGGCATCAGGCGTGCATCAACCCATCTTGGTACGCCCTCTCCCCGTGGAGCGCATCAGCGATGAAATGGCTTGGGCCAGGGCGGAGAAACGCCAGCCAGCCGAGTACGAGCTGGTCTGTGGCGAGCGTCGCTGGCGCGCCAGCCAGATAGCGGCCGTGGCAGAGATTCCGGCCATGATCCGCCTCATGACGGATGCCCAGGCGCTGGAAGCCCAGGTCATCGAGAACCTGCAGCGCGAAGACGTAACAGCACTGGAGGAAGCCGAGGGCTACCAAGTGCTGATGGACAACAACGGCATGAATGCCGACCAGGTGGCCGAAAAAATCGGCAAGAGCCGGGCCTACGTCTATGCCCGCCTGAAGATCCTGAACCTGTGCCCCGAGGGCCGCGATGCCATGCGCCAAGGCGAGCTGGACTACAGCTGCGCCCTACCCATCGCCCGCATTGCGACCTTTGACCTGCAGCGCGAAGCCCTGGATTGGGCACTGGAGACGAACTACCGCGATGAGAAGCCCAGTGCGCGGGATGTGCAGAGCCACGTCAAGACTAATTACATGCTGGACTTGCGCAAAGCCCCGTTCAGCCGCAAGGACGCAGACCTCTGCCCTTCTGCAGGCGCATGCACCACCTGCCCGCATCGCACTGGTGCCGACCAGGACGAAGAAAGCAAGGGTGCAGACGTGTGCACAAACCCGCCTTGCTACCGCAACAAGGAACAGGCCCACGCTGAGCAACTGCGCAAGCAAGCCCAGGAACGCGGCTGCGAAGTGCTGGACGAAAGGGAATCTAAGCAACTGATCGGCAGCTACTACAGCGACTTCACCGGAGTGCCTGGCTACAAGCGTCTGGACAGCCAGCGGGACTGCCCCATCGAGGGCAAGACTCTGCGCAAGGCCATCGGCGCCAAGGTCATGGAGCAGTCGGGCATCAAGCCCACCATGGTCACCAACCCAGACAACCCCAAGGAACTCATTGCCTGCGTGACGCCCGAGCAGGCGCAACAGCTGCTGCAGATGGCCGGCCACGTCGAGGCCGAGGAGAAGCTGGCGGCCGAGGCTGTCGAGCAAGCTGCGCGCGCTGAGAAGGAAGCCAAAAAACAAGCCCAGGACGACTACGAACGCGCCTGGCGCATGGACGTGTTGCAGGCAATAGTCAAGCGGCTACAGCAAGAAGAACAGGAGGTCGATCTACTCCTCACGCCCATGGCCAAGGCCGGCAACCGTCTGGCTGCGCGGCGCCTGGCAGGGCAGATCAATGGTGACGATGCCAAGCTGCTGTGCAAGCTGCTGGATCTGGGAAAGGTCGTCCCCAAGGAAGCCATCAGGCAAGCTGCCAACGACTGGAACAGCCCCCACCTGCTGACCGGTTGCATCATCGCCCTGCATGACCGTAGCTTCTGGAACCGCTACGACCTCGATACGAACGACTGGCGACCAGCACCCAATACCGAGCTGCTGGCCATGGCCGAGGCCTGCGGCGTGGACGTGGAGGCCGCAAAAGCCAAGGCCAAAGCCAATATGCGCGCGGCCGAAGCCGCCCGAAAGGCCGCTGCCACCCCTCAACCTGACGCCCCAAAGGCCGATCTACCCCAACACCCCGCTGCGCGCGCTGGCGGTGATGGCGGGCGAGGCAATGCCAAAAAAGGCAAGAAGCCCGCTGCGCGGGCCGGCGAAGTGCCGAAAACCAGCGCTGCGCATGCGTCTGCCCAGATCGCTGAAGCGTTGCAGGAGTTGGAAGGATCAGGCGCGGCCGCAGCCGCGCAGGGCATCGAGGGGGCGCCTGTGGCTGTCGCCCAGGCACCCATATCAGGCGCTAAAGCGCAAGGCAACAAAGCAGCCCCTGTAGCCGCCGAGGCGGCTCATGGTCTGCCGCCCGCCTCCGAGATCGAGGACGATTTCCCCTACCCGGACGATGACGCACAGCAGCCTGCTGGCGCGCAGGCTGCGGCCGTGGACGCTGGCCAAGGCAGTGCTGATGTGAAGGAAGGGGCAACACTGGCAATTGGCACGCGTGTGCAGGTCAATGAGTCAGCCACCGGCAAAAAGCAAAAGCCCTGGATCGGCTATTACGGAACCATCGCCGCGCAGGTCGGTGCTGAAGCGTGGGAGGTAGACATCGAGCGCGCCCCACGTTGCAAGCCCCTGCGTGTCTGCTTCCACCAGACGGAGCTGGAGGACGCCGAATGAACAGCGACGAAAAGATCTGCACCAAGTGCCGGGAATCGTGGCCGAACACCACGGAGTTCTACCGCCGCACATCATCGAGAAAGAAGCACCTACAGGGGTACTGTATTGCCTGCCTCAGCGACTACAACAGAGGACCAGCTCCAACTGAGTGGAAGACTCCAATCAGCGCCCAAAGCAGCTTGCCCGCAGCTACTTTGCAGGGCATTTTTCGCAACCTAGTGGCAGGAGCACAAGCATGAGCCGCACTAGCTTCTTCCGATCCGGGCCGCGCCATGTGCGTGACCCGCGCCAGGTCTTCAACCGCCATAACAGCAAGCTGACGCCTGCCGAGGTTGCCGAGACCATGGGACCGCTGCGCACGGCCTTTGCACACATCAGTGAAGGCGTGGCCACTCACAACGAATACGTGGTTCTGCACTCCATCATGCTGATTGCACAGGAGATCGAGCACTTGGGCATTGTGCGCGGCCTTCAAGAACACATTGCGGCCGCGCTGCATGCCTGCGCCTCCTACCAGGCGCGCAGCGGACATGCCGACAACTGGCGGCCCAGCGCCGTCCACTTCCACGAACTGGACGCCATACGAGAGATGGTGGATCTGCACGAGTTTCAACTGCAGCAGCTCACTGCCCGCGAAGTGCACCAGGCTGCACAACGCCTGATTGCACGCACAAAGTCTGCTGGCGGCGAGGTCTACCAGGCAGACAACAGCATGACCACCCTGACACCCCACAAACAAGAACAAAGAAAGCGAGCCTGACCATGGCCACCATCGCATTCCACTGCACCCCAGCCGCCCTGGACAAAGAAATGGCCGCAGCCTACTGCTCCGTAGGTGTCTCCATGTTTGAGCAAATGGTCCAAGACGGGACTGCCCCCAAAGCCCGCCGCTTTCCTGGACGCCGCCGTGTTGCCTGGCTGCGCTCCGAACTTGATGCTTGGTTGGCAGGACTGCCGCTTTCGGACTTGCTTCCACCAGATAACACTGGTGCGAAGAAGCCCCGAAGCATTAAGGCGCAGGTCATTGCACAAAGCCCTGCAAGCACCAACCTCTGAGTCACCGTCAATGGCGCGCGCGCAACAACTGTCTCCTGCATCAAACACGCAAATTTTTTACATATTTCCGACCCGTTCTGCCAGCGTACGTATCTACGCCACGGGCCTTTATCCATGCGGGATGAAGTCATTTTCTCAGCTGTCAAGCGACGCTCGAAATGACTGATTCAGTAGTTTCATCAGGCCAGACGCTTGGCGGCCGAATAGAATATCCACAGCTTGTTCAATTGCGACTTCTGATTTCTACCAAGAAGCCGTTTTTGAAAATGAAAAAGCCGCTCCCGGCAAGGAGCGGCCTCTTCAATAGCAAGCTAACCCGTCGACTCTCTTCTAGAGTGAGCCTTGAGTATTACTAGCAAAGTACCGGTTGCCATTGTAGTGCTCTCGATAACGCATTGCGTTAGTCGCTAACAACAGAAGAGGGTTTTTCAAGCTACGACTTTAGAGCGTCGAAGAAGTATCAACGACAAAACTCAAGAGTCATGGCCGTCGAGCTCGTCTCGATGACAACCTGTTTTCTGAATGGAGCAAGGCATGAGTGATTTCTCAGTCGCAATGCTGGCCATCGGCGGGGTGCTTATTGCACTGACGCTGCTGGTTATCGCAATCAAGTCGTAAGACCAAAGAGGCCCGCTCAAGCGGGCCTCTTTGCACCTGATTCCCAAACCTTCACCAACCGGGCTGCTACTGCTGGACTATTTGTTCCCAGTACGCAGACAGATTGGTCAACCACTCCCGCCGCTCATTGTCATAGCTGTGTCGGTTGTACACGCCGACGATCCCGCTGGGCAAATGCCCCAGCACCGCCTCGGCCACAGCATCAGGGCAGCCCAGCATGGCCAGAGTCGTGCGAACAGTGCGGCGCAGGTCATGAGGCGCCCAGGGATCAATCTCCAGCTTCATCTTCCCATTGGCACCCAGGCGGCCATTTGTTCCCGGCCGACTGCACCACGCGGCAACACCTAGCACCTTCTGCTCGACATGAGGCAGCATCGAGCCAGGCTGTGATGGGAACAGATGGCCAGCTCCATAAGCTGCAATGCGACGGCGCACCAACACCAGGGCACGCCCAACCAACGGCACCCGCAGGTCAGTTGCCAAGTCATTGCGAGCCATCTTGAGCTTGCTACGCGGGATAGTCCACCACCAGCCATCCGACTCTTGAGTGACCTCCTGGCCCATCATCTGCACCAGCTCCGAACCACGGCAGCCCGTCCACAAGTACAAAGTAAAAAGATCATCCAGCAGGCTGGACAAGTTGGGCAAGAACCGAATCAGCGCCACGACCTCCGGCCCCTGCAGCGCGCGTAGCTTGACGCCTTGATGCTCACCATCGACGATCTTTCCGCGACTGCGAAGCTTGCCCTTGAGAATCAGTCGCCACCAATTAGGGGTCTCTTCAGAAATCCGGCCAGCATCGAGGGCATAGTCCCAGGCCGCGCCCAGCTCCGTGCGCAAATTGTTGGCCAGGACGGGCGTATGCGCCCCCACCTTCTCCAGCAAAGCAAACGCATGTGTGCGCTTCACATCCTCTGGCTTCATGGGCAGCAGAAAATCGCTGTAGCCCAACATCAGGCGCCGCGTCTCCTTCTGCCCCTTGAGCTTGCGATGCCGCTCCACATGGCCCTGCAGATAGTCCTCGATCAGGCGCTCGACGGTATAGATACCCTGCGCCTCTTTGAGATGCGCTTTGGCTTTGGCCACTGCGCCGGCGCGCTTCTTTTCCTTGGCCAAGTCTTCGCCAGCATCGCGCCTGGTGCGCAACTCATCCCACACACCTAGCGCTGCTGCGTAGGTCATGGCAGGCCATTGCCCCATGGCCACCTGGCGCATGCGCCCATCGATGGGGCTCTTATATCTGTATGTCCAAGTCTTGCGCGTGGCTGTAGCCACAAGTCGCAGGCCGGGAGCATCATCGACAATAATGTGCTCCCCAGCCGCCAGAGCCTTGGCCTTCTTCGCATCGAACCCCAT